CTCTTTTTTTTTTTTCTCTTATCTTTTTTTGTTGCTCTGCTTGAACCTTAGAGTAAATCTGGTTGTAGTTTTCCCATAAAGGTCCAAGCTGGTGAGGCACATTAGCGCCTCGCATCATCCCGCTTAACTTGACATACGACTGGTCTAGTTCGTTTTTGTAAACAGAGAGTTCTAGAATCGTCTCAGGGTCTGGGTCACTACTTGCAAATACTTCCTCATACTTGATTTCCACATACTCGGTTAACTCCTTGTGGTGTCTGAAAAACGCACCTAAATGCCCAATGAACTGCTGAACGATCTCAGTCTCGTTAGGGATATGCGTTGTGTAGGATTCCTTCTTTTTCGCCACAGGCTTGGCTTCTGTGGCTGTCGGCTTGGACTCGGCTGGCTTTGAGCCACCAAATAGACCCTTAAAGAAGCCAAAGATTGACTTGGTATCCTTGATGATGGTCTGAGCATCATCGGTTGCCTTCTTAATCTTTTGAACTGCGACCTTACCTTCGGATAAGGCTTCACAGCAGTAAGTGATCCCGTCATAAGCCAGTTGCATGGCTTTGAAAGCCGCGCCAATGGTAAAAGGATCAATTTTTACCCCCTAGCAAATGGGACGCATAGCCAACAATAGAAGACAAAGCACTGATAAACACCATGCCAGCCCAAAAACCACCTCGCCCTTTGTTAGCGAGTTCAACCAGTTTCTCAAGTTGGCTTTCCATCTTGTCCATCTTTTTGTCCATGTCATCGAAGCGCCTTTCATAGTCTTCGACCTTTTGCCAAAGGACTCCGTATTTGACTAAATCAATATCAGACATTTGTAGACCAATTCTGTTCCGTTACGACTGCTATCAATGCAGGTACATCGGATGCACCAGCGATTGCAGCTATTAGTCTTGAGCACTCAGTCACAACGCCAGCCCTGTAAGTGACGACATCCGTAGGTATAGCAACATCACGCTCTGCCTTACGAATCACCATCCAGTCAGTCTGAGCCAACAACTTGTTAGCCGTGTCCTTGACTTGAGCAGTCCATGTAGTCTTGAGAGTAGCCAAGTCTTTAGGATTGTCTACGCCCCAATAGAAGCGGTCATCGTAGGTTGTTGTTTCGTCTGCAACCTCTGTAATGCCGATAGCCTCTTTTTCAGCAAGGCTTGTTAAGCGTAGCCAGTTGGCAGGATAAGAAGTTCCATTGATGGTAAATGGAGTATCGAGTGGGATGATTGTGTCGTTGTGTTTAAACATGATTTTTCCTATCGGGCGAGTGCGTTGCGAAACGGATTTTCTGCAAAGGCGGCATATATATAGGTTTGTCCAGAATCGTTTCCAACGGATGCTGACCTATTTTTAAAACCATTAGATAAAAAATCAACGGCAGATTGACTAGTAAACTCTGAGTTTGATAAATTTGCATCAAGTAAATTTCCAACAATGTTGTAAGTATTTCTTGATGAATCCCAAATTTGCCAATCACCCGTTGTTGATGAAAGTTTCCACATAACCCATCTTGGTCTAAAACCTAAATATGTGAACGGCCCATCACTAGACCCGTTACCCGTGTATGACCCAAATGCGCTAAAGCCTTTTACTGCGGCAAAGCAGTAGGCGACATAGGTATTTCCATTTGTATTAGTTGCAGTGGATGTTCCAACGCTAAATACAGAAGATGTTGGTGCAGTTGAGTTAAATGTTGGCGCATCACTTCCAGCCGCAAATGTTGCATTTAAATAAATTGCATATCCTGATGCTAATGATGTGTGATAAACACACCAGTATGTAGCAACACCATTGCGTTGTTTTACTATAACCATTTGTGGCGCAACACCCAACCCATGACCGACAGTAGCGTTTGCACCCGTACCCGTATAAGTCACCACACTAAAGCCTTGCGTAGCACCCACACTTACAGTTGATGTGATAGAGCCGTTAGTGTTGGATGAGGATGTGCCACCCGCTTTCCATTGCCAGCCGACATAAGAACCTGCACTTTGGTTTGCTCCATTGCCAGAACCAACAGAAAATCCATTTGAAGTAAATGCAGTTAAATCCGTTACATCTGTTGTTTCTGCATTTGTTGCGTTGGAATATAACTCTTTTGTTGCACCGCGAATTGTGTCGCAAAGGACATTCCATAACGCTCCGCTACTACGACTTTTGAACCACACCAAATCAGGTGCAAACGAAACGCCATTAACTGAATTGTTAATGTTTTGGCTTGTTCCATTACCCGTATACAGCGTAGCCGCCATATAAGCCGCACCATTAGTGATGGTTGATGCGGGTAGGTTGTAGGTGTTCAGAGCAACATAGCCAGTTGGGGGTGTGTAGGAGAATGGACGTTGACCGAAGTTGGCATATACGCCTGTTGAAGCATAAGTTGCTGTTGATGGGAAATATGTACCAGCAGTTAAGCCTGTCACAGTATAAATAAGGCTATTGTTTTTATAGATTAAGACTTGCAGGTTATCAATATCTAAAGCAAACCCGACTACATCACCAGTAGTGCAAGTTGCTACTGTGGTGCTTAATGTTGTTCCTTCTCTGATTACATAACCAATATTTGTATAGTAACCAAATCCACCCGTTGTACTGCTTCCAGTAATAGTGCCATTCCCTGATGCTGGAATATTTCTAAGCGCACCTGTTATTGGGTATCCAGAACTTCCACCAGATATTGTCACTTCCCAATAAAATTTTCCAGTAGAAACACCAATGGTTGAAACCGCTATTCCACTATCGGTAGAAGTGTTGCTAAATGTTGCTAAATTTCCTTGTGTGATGTTTTGATAAGAAGAATTTACCAATGGATTCAACACCGCATAGTTACTACTAACCGCACTCACAGTAGGCGAATCCACCATACTGTCGTATGTCACACCGCTAGTCACGCTGATGTTGTTCGGTGTCCAGTTGTTCCCGTTGCCAGAGTAGTCCTTGCCGATAGTCGTAGCCGTGTTGTTGCTGTTATCGCTAAAGTTCAGATAGAAGCCGTTAGTGCCATAAGTACCCGTGTACTTGGCTGGTTGCCATACGCCTGTTGTAGCGTTGGTTGTGCCAAATGAAGATGGTGTTAGGGCTTGTCCGTCAATGAAGTTGATTTCGGTGAGGTAGCCGTCAAAATAATTTCCTACACCAGCCGCTTGAGTCGAACCAAGTTCATGTGCGATTGCGGTATTGATGACAGACGCTGTGTTCTGTGCAGGATACGTTGCAGTTGAAAACGCTGTGATACGAACGCCATTGACATAAAGGCGTAGGCGGTCAACCGAGGTTGCATTGGCCGTGTCCCAAACTGCAATGATGTGATACCACGCAGAAGGGTCGCGGAAAACTTGCGTTGTAGTCAGTTGAGCATTTACCCCAGCGGCAGGTCGGTTCAGTAAATACAGAGCATCAGCGGTGAAATACACACCGCCATAGTTTGTGCCAGAAGAATCTCCAAAGAATAATGTTGTTTGGTTTGCTCCAAGGTATCCACGTTTGACCCACCCACTCCAAGTCCACGCAGTTGTGGAGCCACTACCTAACGTCCGATTGAAATAAGCACTCGCACTAGAGCGCAAACGCACACTCTTAGCGATGTTGTAGCCGCTAGGAGTTGTAAAGAGTTCTTTAATGTGTGAAAACATTATGCAAATGCCTGTGCGGTTGTGCCATACCAGTTAGTGCCATCACTCACAAATGCAAAGATGTCTCGTCCTGTTGTTGCCGTAGTTGTCAATGTTGGTGCAGTTCCATTAGCCCACTTTACAGATGTGAATGTCGCTGTGCGTGATCCTGTGCCATCTTGCACCGCTATCAGAATGAATGACTTACCAGCCGTAGCAGTTGGCATGGTGAATGTGCAGTTACCTGTCATAGTCACAGTTTGCACAGTACCGCTTGTCAAAGATAAGGTTTGCGATGTTCCTGAGTTACCTATTGAGACAACCGATTCAACATAATTGGTAACTGTTGGATTTGTCAGGGTTTTGTTGGTTAGTGTCTGTGTGTCAGTTTTGGTAGCAATGCCAGCACCATCAAGTGTTGCAGCTCCAGTTCCACCCTTGGCAACCTTTAGATACGGACCAGTATCAAAAAGATCATCAATGGTATCTAGATCAGTATTGATCTTAGTACCCCATGTGTCTGTGGATGCACCTACCTCTGGCTTTGTAAGTAATAGGTTTGTGGTTGTGGTATCTGCCATGATTTACCTCATTGTGTGGTCCAGTTATTATTATTATCGCTAATAACCGACCAAGAATTTGATGAGCCAGACGCTGGTGTCCAGCTATTGCTGTTGGGTTGCTGCTCCGTCCATGTATCAGAATTGTCTGAAATTTGATTCCATGTCTCAGGATTGTCTGGTTGCAGCTCCCACTTTCGCTGCGCATTGATCGTAATACTTGACTCTGTGCCTATTGACATGGATGTTGCCGTTGTATATGCGCAGACGATGCTGACGCTACTTTCAGCACCTATTGCAATACCTTGGTTATATGTTGCCCTTGCATTGACCTCGACCGTGGAGGTGCTATCAATAGAAAGTGATCCGACAGCGTATCTAAGGGCTGCTATTGCTACGCTTGATGTGGATGCAATGGTGACGGCTGAGTCTTTTAACTTGTCTGCCGATATTGATACTGCGCTTGTAGATGCTATTGTTGTCGCACCTGTGCAGATGCGCTCTGCGCTTTCAGTTACTGTGCTTGTGCTTGCTATTAAAACTGCTGACTCGTAAAGATTTCCTCTAATCTCAGTAGAGAATGGTGTTTCTGAGATTGAGTTAAAGCCAAACATTTAGGCATCCGTTGCGCCATCAAACTCAGGTTTTTGCTTAATGATGGCATATAACTGCGCTCTGTCAGCACCAGCCACATACTCGCTACCGCTAATCTGTACTTTGCCAGCACTTAAAGGCTGTTTGCCTTGCTCTCTAGCCTGTTGTGAAGCATAGCCGTAAAAAGTCACTTCTGTTCCTTGACCCTTAAAGTCTTCTTGGACTGCACCAATGTTCCAATAAGTCGCTGGTATGCCGTAGTCTGTGTCGATTGATTTAAGTAATGCCATGTTTTATCCTACTAAAAGTCTGCGAGTTGTACCACCACTATCTTTGATTGTGATGTAGCCTGTCGGGGTAAGAATAGTTCCTGTATATGTACCAAAACGAACTGCACCAGCACCTTTTGGGGTAAATACTATGTCAACATCAGCATCAACGCTATTAGCAACAGAAATAGTTGGCTGTGAGCCTGATACTGTGGCATTAAAAGTCAAATAGTTTGATGTAGAAGAATTGCCGTGAGTTGCTGTAAAAATGTTGCCACCAGCAGAACTTTTAACAGTAAGACCAAAAGTACCTTTGGTGGTAAGCGTCATTCCCACATTGCCATCAGAACCTTGAGTAGAAATAATTGGATTACTACCAGTAGCCGAACCCGTCACCTGTACATAGTTAACAGCAGAGGCTGTGTGGGATACACGCATTTGCTCTGTAAATATAGTTCCATTTGTATAAAACCTGACATTACCAGAGCCATTAGAGGCTAATCCTAAACTTGCAGTTGAGTTACCTTGAGCAACAAAAGCGGCTAATGAGCCTGTATTATTAATCATTGGATAACTGTCAGATGCATTATCCCTAATACGCATTGCTGAAACACCAGCAGTTATGCTTTGAGGCGTATAAAAGTCTAACGAAGCAGTACCAGTAGCACCCAATGCACGAATAATTGAACCACTACCCACAGTAGCATAAGCAGTAGCACTACCACTTGAGAATGTTACTGTTGGTTGTTCTACATAGCCAGAGCCAGCGTTGGTGATATTTGTACTGTTAAAAGTAAATGATAGAGTAAATGTTGCACCAGAACCAGTACCACCAGTAACGCTTATTGGACTTGTTGGTAAAACTGTATATGAACCACCAGATGCTTGAACTGCGGCAGTAATAACACCACTAGAAACAGTAGAAACTGTAATTGTTGCGGCACTTGTAAATGTGCCTCCAGAAACTGTTAGTGTGTCTCCAGCCGTATATCCTGTGCCTCCACTAATAATTGCGGTAACCGAACCTGTTTGTAAGCCTAATACTGGAGTTGCTGTTGCTTGCACTCCACCAGCAGTTGTAGGTGCAGATATTGTTATTGTTGGGGCAGTTGTATATGCGCCACCAGCAGTTTTAGTAATAGCAGTAACAGTACCACCATTGCTAATGTTCACACCGCTAGAACCAGCCGCTAAGTCAATAGCACCAGTTCCTTGTGAGTGAAATGCTAAACCTACATTGGTATCGCTTCCAAGTGACTTAAATTCAACTGCCTTGGTTGTAGCACCGCCTGTTAACTGTCCGTAATTAGCAGAACCACCACCACCAATTAGGGTTGTGAATGTTCCAGTTGATGGAGTTGATGCGCCTATTGTTGTATTGTTTATTGTTGTTCCACTTATTACAGGAGCATTGCTTTGCTCCCACAAACTTGTAGAACTGTTGTAAACAATGGTCTGTCCCGTAGTTGGAGACTGAGCCGAAACATTGTGGATTTCGTCTAACTCATATCCGTTTTGTACTTTTACAAACAACTTGCCTTGAGTTGGGTGAGCGTGTTCAACTACAGCAACATAAACCAAGTGTGTAGGCGCATAGGTCTTGGTAGCAGTCAAAGTACCTGCCGTAGTACCACTTAAATACAGTTGTGCACCATCCGTATAGGCTGAAGTATCAATATTGGTAATCAAACCAATGACAGTTACATAGCCACTTGTGTTGTTTGCCAAGTCTGCTGTCATCAAACCCAATGTTTGAGCAGAAGTGGCATCAGATGTAGCCAAAGCCTTAGAAACAGTAGGAATCTGACCTGTTGCACCTGAGATATAGACCGCAGTACCCTTAGTTAGCGTTGCGCCTGTCGTATTTCTTACTTGGCAAATAACATTGGTAGTAGACGATGCAACTGCAACACTCAAATCTGCAACATTGTTAACAGTAGTTACAGTTACGCTTCCATCATTGGATGTAATTGATGACAAATTACCAGTTGGGTTGGTAGACATGGTTGTGATGTGATGAATCTTCTCTCTAAGATCAGACGCAACAACCTCACCCACATTTATCTCTTGCCCTGTTGACAAGGAAATAATCAACGAACCATCAAAGTCAATCTTGGCATCTGTTACAGAGACACCATCTTTGCCATCTGCTCCGTCTTTGCCATCCCTACCATCACGCCCATCTTTTCCGTCAAGACCATTCTTTCCGTCTTTACCATCCTTGCCTTTATCTCCCTTGTCCCCCTTCTCAGGAACAATAGACTTGGCAATCTCTAGTTGGGCATTGACCTTATCTTCCATTACCTTGATGGCTTCAACAATAAGGTCTACATTGTCATTTATGGCTTCTTCCTCTTGCTGGCGCATAGCCACAAGTGTTTCTTCCATCTGATTGATGGCGGCTAACTTCTCATCGAATGAGGAATCTGCCGCCTCAATGCTTTGGATTAGTTCCTTGATACTAGCCATTTTGCTTTAGACCATCTGTTAGTTTGTTTAAGAAGTCTTGCTTGACTTTATGCTGTGCATTGGCTTTGTCAGCCATCTGCAACTCAACAATCTTGCCTTTGTTTGTGATGTCTTTCTCTTTCAGCATCAATTCTGCAATCTTAACCCTCTTATCAAACTCTTTAGATGCTAATTCATCTTGGTTTGGCAGATTATTGGTGGTAGAAGCAATCACTTTTGCCTTGATTTCCTCTGGCATCAACTGCGCTTCCATCATTGTCTTAGTCGCTTCAGCCCGATTCTGCTCTGCTTGAGTCGTATTGACCGCAATCTGAGCCTGTGCCGCTTGCAAAGCCAATTGTTGCTGTGCTTGTTGCATTTGTTGTGCTTGTGGGTCAGGTGCAGACATTTTCTCCAACGCATCCATGAGTTCATAGCGGTTGGTAAATGAACTGTTGCCCACAATTCCCTTGAGAATCAATGGCATGACAGGGGTATTTGGCCCTAAAGTCTGCAATAGACCAATGAACTGCTGTTGTTCGTACTCACGGGCGATGATGCCAAGCGTAGCCGTAGGAACAAAGTTCATGTCCACAGAGGGATAACGCTCTGGATCAAACTGCATATAGCGGAAAGCCGCCTTTTTGATAAATGGCATCAAGAAATCTTCTTGGAAGTTCACCAAAGTGCGCTTGTACTTCTTGATAATCGAGGCAATTGCCATCGACATACCGCCTTGACCACCATCACGGGCTACGGCAGATACCATTCCTTGAGAATCTAGCGTACCAGTTGCCTGCAAAAGCATACTCTCAAAGGCTTGGGCAGTTGCCATATTGCCTTGGTCAGTCGTGCCAAACTTAAATGGCATCAAAATCTCTTGAGGAGAGCCGTTTGTTAGGATTGCCTTGCCTGGCTTGACTTCAAACTTAGCACCCCGTGGTAGACGGGTAGCGTCCATAGCAATCATGGGGCTAGTTGTCAGGGCAAGAGAATCTAAATGGCTACGGATTTGTGCATCCATCGCCTTTTGCATATTGTAGGCTTTCTCTACTGTGCCACGACCCACAATCCTATTGGGAACTGTGTCTGCTTGGTAGGAAAGAATCGGACGATCCTTCATCATGTAAGGTGTTGGCTCTGCCTTCAACAACAATGAGTCATTAGCAATAACCACAATAGCCTCTACCAAGTCGGTATAGGTGTCTGCTTCGCTATTCTCAGGGAATAGATCAACAATGTCCTTTTGCTCTTCAAGATTCTCAAGACATTCCCGTGGAACTAAGCCATAGTAAGTCAACAAGCGAACCTTGTTGTCCTTAAATTGGGTAGATTCTTGGGTAGGCTCTAAGTCAGCGTCATCAGGATCGGTGTTGATGTCTACTTTGCGGTAAACGCCAGCCTCAATGCCTTGGACAATCTTATGTAAAGAAACAAATTTCTCTACGGCAACGCCAAGGCAGTCGTCAATGCTTGTGCCGTTAGGGTCAAACAGGAAGTTCTTGGGATTGATTGGGTTGATTTTGACGCTGATGCGGTCTTTTTCCATTACGCCAATGGCGGCTTGATTTGCTTGTCCTGGGATTGGCTGAGTCGCAGGGTAGAACTCTTTTTCTGTCTTGACAATGATTTCGCCTATGCCGATGCCATAGATTTCAGCCATCAGAACAGTTTGGTCAATGGATTTGCGAACCTTATCTTTAGCAAAATCCTCCATGAGTTGTTCACGGAGTTTGCCAACATCTAGGGGGTTGCCGTCTAGGTCTTGAACATCGTCTTTGATGTCAAAGTATTCGCCTTGACCAAAGATTGCTTCAATAATCTCAGCATGACGGGTTTCAACGGCTTGTTGAGTGCCAGGCGTTATGAGTCGGCTACGCTCTGAATCACGGGTAGCGTCTTCGGATGACCACTCACCACGGAAGATGCGCTCGTACTCTAGCCATTGGTCAAGATAATTGGAATCTCGGTAGTCACGCCACCGATCACAATGGTCTACAACAAAGGAAACCAGTTCTTTGTCAGCCTCCGTAGGTTCAACAAAGTTGCTTTGTCCTAGTTCTTCATCCATTTAAAACCCCGCTATAACATCTAAAGGTTGCCAGTCTTCATCCTCATCTCCCTCAAAGTAGGAAGTGACCGCTAACTGGTCAAGATAACTGAGTGAGTCTGGCAAATCATCGTGGACTCCTTGTGCGGGGAACATCAGCAGTTGGTCAAGAAAGACATCCCAATCTTCATCCTGATTCAAGATGATGCGCCCATGCTCAAAACGCCCTTGGAGACTCCAAATAATTCGGTCAGCCTTTTTCCTGTTGCCATGCGTCAAGTCAACTATATGCGAATATACATTATTTTTACGCATTAAGTCAGACAAATACGGCAAAACTGCATTTTTTAATGCTCCACGCTCAATTCCAACAGCAATTGGACGATAGTCACGCATCGCCATCAGTATCTTTGCCGCAGTCTCCCGTATGTCCCACCGCCCATGAATGATCTCTTTCACCCACCATTTGCCATCCTCCGTGACCTTAACCACAGAGATAGCCGACTCGTCTAGGCGTTTCTTAGAATTACCCGCTTGTTTGGCAACTTCCTCAAATCCTGCCAAGTCAATGGCTATGTAGTAACTGCCAACTTGGGGTTCTTCCCCGTATTTGATCCATTCTTCCTTAAAGATGTCGCTACCAGCATTGGTAAAACTCGCCATGTACTCTTGTTTGAAAGCAAAGGTAGAGAGGGTTTTCTTGGCAGACTCAATCTCGGTTGGGTCAATCAGGGGGTTGTCTTTTGTTGTGAAATGCCAAGACTTCCAGTCGGAGTCCTCTGCGCTCTCGCCCAATCTAAACAGATCGTAAAACCAGTTTCTTCCTTTGGGCGTTCCGATGAACATGGCTCTTCCTTTTTTATCGGAGAGGGAGGCTCGGATAACTTGTTCCCACGCTTCGGGCTTGATGTCTGCGACTTCATCGAGGACTGCATAGGTGAGTGAAACTCCACGTAGCGTGTCTGGTCTGTCTGCTCCACGGACGTAGATGGTTGCTCCGTTGATTGTCGTGATGTCTTGGTTGTTGATGTGGGCATTTTGGATAACTTCCCTTCCTAAATCCATTAAAACTTGCCAAATAATCTGCCTAGCCTGACCATTAGTAGGCGCAACATAAAGTACCGCAGAACCCGCAGGGCAACGCAATGCCTCAATCAAAAGGGTGACTGCCGCCATCCTAGACTTACCGCAACGCCTACCAGCGGCAATGACTTTAAACCTAGTCTTGTCCTTGAAGACTTCTTCTTGCCAAGGTAGGAGGCTAAAGTTCAGATCACTCATTTGATGGTCAAGAATGGGTCTTGATAGAAAAGGCTTTCCATTTGCTGATAGGGTTGCTTTAGTCTTTGTTGCTCAAAGTATTGAGCCATGTCTTTATCCATAATCTGATGCAACCAAGCATCCCTAGCATTTAGTTTGTCAGCCGTATCGTAGATAGGCCATTTACCGCTTTGGATGTCTTTCTTCCAAATATCATATAACTGGTTTTCATCCGTAACTATGCGTCCACCCACATAGCCAGGGACTGAAACATACTTTCCCTTGTTTTTGCCTTCAGGAATCTCTATTCCCGTGGCATAGATGGTCATTGGGTTGCCCTCTTGGTTTATAAAAGGGTTTCCAAGGTTTTGCCGATGATAGGCAACCTTGTTAATTTCCTGTGGCGTAAGTCCATACGCCTCTAAATCAGCAAACATATCAGCCATTTTTATCCTCCACATCTTCAGCGTCTATGGTGTTGGCATGGGAAATCTCCCCTATGCCCGTAATATTGATTGTGACAGCGTTTCTCTGCTTGCCTTCCTTCTCGAACATGGAGACAGGAAGCATCCGATCCATACACAACTTAATGGCGGCTAGTTGGGCAGGGTGATCATCATCCATAGCAATCTGTACTGCCTTGTGGACAACTCTAGAACCTGCGCTGTTTATCAGCAGATTCTTTAATTCTTTGAGTTGGGCAGTCTCAGTCTTTGGGAGGGTGATGAGTTCTGGCTTATCAGCAAAACTGGTAAGGGAGAACTTCTTATTGGAAGAGCCTTTTGGTCTACCACGGGGTTTTTTGTTTTCTATCATCTTTTGTCCACAAAGGGGAAGTGAAGGTTGTTGGTGACCCTCTCATAAAGCAGAGTGTAACTTTTAAATTTGCACAACAAAAAGATAAGGCGCTAACCCTTATTTGGTCACCAACACGGCTGGAGACTAAGCGGATACGGACTTCTAGAACACCGACCACTTAATGATTGCAATTCAGACTCAATCTCCATGCGTCTTGGCAACGCAATTATGGACTAGATTTATTTGTTGAACAATAGGGTAATCCCTGATATACTGATTTCACTCCACGGGGATCAGAACCCATCCCTCTATGCGGTTGAGCCGACCAAGTAGGATAAACAGGTGAATCATGTGGTCATCAAGTAGTCACTCCCCCCTCGTGATGAGAAGGGAACAAGATGAACGGGACATGTAGCGTGAACTGACTTGCGATGACAAGCAAAGTAAACCAGTAACCAAGATAAACGAGAGGCTCACTTCTTACGAGAAGTCTTACCTGTATACACGGGTTCCCTGAACTCATCCTTAGACAAACCTAGCAAGTCGGCTTACCTACTCCTGCTAACACAGACCTTGTTTAACAGGATATTCCTAAATTACCTTAACTTGTGGATGGGATGTACCCACAAATATTCCACACACCGCCTACCCCCTCCCCCCCATACAAAAGTAAGCACTCACTTTGTTCGTGTCGCTGTTAGCGAGCACTAACTAACATAGAAGTAAGGACTAACTAACTTAGCAAGGTTAGTAGACGCTAACATGGTAGAGAGCGAGCACTAACTAGCATTGCAGTTAATGACTCAGTGGTCAGTAAGCGTGTATATAACTGAAGCACCTAAAGACTAGGACTTGATACAACCTTCAGCAATATAGAATTAGTTATGTTTTATAACCAATTAGATTACTTTTATGCACCAATATAGTTAACTAGTGAGTGCTTACTTATAGGTAGTTGGTGCATGATTTTAAATGGTGAAAATATTAGCACGATTAAGGTGCAAGGATATTATGTTAAGTTACTGTAAGTTGTTGATTTTATTAGATATTTTATAAATGGCTAAACTGGCATGGGTTGTGCATAGTATTAAGGGCTAGCAATAGCAGTCCCTAGTTAATGTTTCAATCAATAGGAGTTCAGACGATGCCAAATATAATAGCAGTTAGCCAGTTAGGTGACAAACAAGACAGAACACATCGAGTGTGGGCACAATCACGGGAAACCAAGAATAAGAAGATTTTTGTGGTTGAAGGTGTCGGCAGTTCTTTTGTAATATTTGACGGCACTCAGCAGATAAACTCTTTTAAGACTTTGACAAAGTGCAAAGAGTATCTGAAAGAATTATCATTCTAATCCCTAGCCCTTCGGGGCTTTCCCTTTCATTCATCAATAGGAGTCAATCATGGAAGCAAACATTTGGAAAATGACAATAGAGCAAACCAAGGCTTTGCGCTTTGGTGCTAGAGTGCAGGCAGGCACAGACGGCGAGAAAGGCACATTCTTGGGTGTCAATCGTTCAGGCGTTGTGGTAGTGGCTTGGGACAATTCCAAGGGCACTAAAGAGCCACAAATTATGGCTCGCCTTGTTGAGTATGCGTTGACCTAATCCATCAATCTAGTCCAGGGTAAATTCGCCCTGGAGTAATTTCATCAATCAATAGGAGTTAATACACAATGAAACAAACCCTCTTAGACCTCTTCGCCTCTGTCTTGCTCGGCCTTTGCTTTTCAGCCTTAGCCCTTGCATACTTTGATTGTCTTTTCATTTAATAGGAGTCACACGACATGAGTAAAATTAAAGTTTTTCCCAATGGTTACGTAACCCTAGAGAAACTGTTTCCCTCTGGCTACTATCTGGTTCAATGCTACAAGGGCGCAGAATTGCACGACAAAATTAGGTGTGACGATTACCGCATGGCAATGGATTATTACAAGGCATTCACGGCAATAGCCAAAAACGCATAATTTCAGACTGTAAGCCCTTAATCTAGGGGCTTATGGCCTGCACTTTCGCAGGGTTAACAGGAGTTACTATGTCTGCTTTCACAGTCACCAACACGCATATAAACGCACTTGTGCGTTATGCTTCACGCCATAAAATAACTGTTGCTTATGGCAATCCAACGATGCGTTTAAACGTATCAGCGCATGAGCAAGAAGTTGCTCAGTTATTACTTGACGAAAATATTAAGAGCGTTAATTACAGGTATTCTGACACTGAAACAGGTTATATTGAATACGACCGAGGCGCACCTATTCTGTCAGCCATACAAGCGATTAAAGCGGCGCAGTGCTTGCGTTATCAGTCATGCGAGCACCCAACTTATGAGGGAAGCATTGCAGAGCGCCTAATTGAGGCCATTATTTCCGATGCAATCCCTCGTCTGGAAGGTTATAACGAGGCACAGTGGGCAATTAACGATGCAGAGGTGACAGCATGAGCAAAATAACTATAACAATCGACACTGACAACGATGCTTTTCAAGATATTGCGCCCGATGGCATGAGCCACGAGTTACCACGAATACTTGAAAGCCTAGCATCTTACATTGTGAAATATAACGAGTTACCACCTGCTATTTATGACATAAACGGCAATAAGTGCGGCACAGCGGTTGAGAGCGTTTAAACGATGCTTTACGCCATTATTGGGTTAGTTTTACAGGTAATCTTACGCAAACGTAAATAAAAGGAGTTAATATGAAAACAGTTTCAATCGGTTTTACCCGTGACGATGGGGATTTTGCCCTATTTGCCACACTTAACAATTTAGATGACTACTTTAGTAGTTATGATTTTAAAGAGTTAGTCCATGCTGTCGCATCTGAATTGCAGGCGGCAATACAAATGAAAGTTGAAATTCTAGAGCGGGAAGATGCACCAAGTTACATAACTTTAAATTGTGAGGCTTAACAATGAAAACATTTCAAATTTTTAAGAATGTTTCTTATGAGTATTTTGTAGAGGCTGAAACCCTAGAGGAAGCACAAAACAAAATAATTGAGGAAAACCCAGAGCCTGAGAGTGAAGATTTAATTGAATGGGTTTTTGCTGATGAGCACGACGGGGTTAACTGGACTTATGAACCAGTAACCCATTCATAAGTTAGTAAGCACTCACTTACCACCGCCTTCGGGCGGTTTTCTTTTGCCCGTTTTTAAGCCCTTCCAATGCCTTACATGTAGGGTGCATAGGGTAAGGCTAAATTATGGCCTTATACGGCATTTTAATCGATTCTGTGGGCTATTCGTGAGGATATTCGTCAGTAGTTGAAACAGTAACCAAGCCGATATGCCTTAAATCCATCTCAGTATTCAACCCTAAATTGTAGAAATGTGCGCCCCACATAATGCAAATTCTTGCGCCTTCTGCATAACTGCCTTTTCCTATTGTCTTAAGAATGTGCCGTTCTGCCTCTGTGAACTTAATCAGATTATGTTTTGTCTCTGGTTTTTGCACTTCTTAACCCTTTTACTTGCTGTCTCCAATATTCCCCAATGAGTAGGGCTTCGGCTAGGTTGTTGTCCTTCTTTCGCTTTAACGGGGCTTCTGGCCAGAACATACGGGCTATATCGAGAGAATCCTCTTTGTCGTGTATGTGATAAAACCCCTTCCACACTTGGGGACGCACCATGTGGCAAGGATATGCGGTCAACTCACAAATGGCGGTTATTGCACCTACTGCCCTTGCAAATGTCCACATGGCAGAGGCTGATTGACCTGGGCGACTGTATAGCATCTCAATGGCTATCTCTGCGCCTTCCTTGGGGTCTATTGCCCTCAAAAGTGCGTTTTTAAGCACCATTGCCCTAATGTGCTTGTCTTGGTGCTCAATCATAAAAGATTCAATGTAATTACCCTCTGAATCTAAAACACCCACCGCACCCGTGGCACTTGCGGGGTCTACGCCAATAAAAACCATATTAATCCCTATCCCTTATTTTCCATCTTCTCTTTGGTTTAGGCTCTGAAACCACCACCTCTTGTGTTCTAAATCGATGCAAATTAAAACATTCCCTTGTTCTTAACCCGTCTTTTGTATGCTTTACATCGGTTGCCGCTTTACATAGTGGGCATTTCATACTTTATCTTTCAGATTATTCATTCTTAATCGCAAATCAGCCACAAATGGCTTCCCACGCTTCTTTTCCATATCGTCTATCGTGTTCGCCCACCATGTAGAGGCTTTGTGTTTCCCCAAGGTCTTCATCTTGTCTATGTATCGTCTTTTCCATTCCATCGCTAGACACGACAAAATCTCCTCTTGTGTCTCCTGTGACCCATAGTGCTTGATTAACCTCGCTCGGTAAGCAGAGGAATCCTCGTTTTTGTCTATCAAGTAGTTCATGGGCTTCTAGTCTAGTCATTTGTTCAGCATCCTATTAATGTAATCACGAACCGATGACGGCATGGGCGCAACATTCCTTGTGTCTTCTTCAATCTTTGCCAAGGCAGGGTCTTTAAAATTGACATTAACATTGACTGTCATATCAGGGATTTCAGCCCCATCCCACCGCATTTGATTGATGTAGACCAAGGGTGAGGGAATAAACGCACCATCGCCCTTTTTCCATTGGTCGGTGGTTTTCATCCATTCAACGTGCTTAATAATTTGGTCAGCCTGTAAGTCTAGTTTCAGTTTGACCCATTTTGCTTGGCAAGTGGCTTTTCCACCTTTTCTTTGGCTTTTAGGCCATGCTTTCCAGAACTCTTCAAACATTCTTCACTCCTTTTAATGATTTGATACCTACCACAATCTCCACAAGTCCATGCTTCCCTGTTACCAGTTAGTTCATGCTGTCTTACTATCCCTCCACATTGACATACTCTCATCTAGTTATCCCTATGTAGCCTTTTGGTGAGTGTTGGAACAAAGCATAGCCTTACCGCATCAAAATGAGGGTTCGCTTTTGCTTTGGATGTAGCCTTTCGGAGCCGTGTCATCACATCGCATTGAACAGACTTAAATGGCTTAGAGGCGCATAAAGCGAGGCTCTTACCACTACCACCGAGTTCTATTCTTAGCCCACTCTCCCTGCTCTGGTTCGCTCGTGTTACAGGGTATCTCATGCCTAACCACCGACGTTCCGCATTAGGCTGTCCAAAAGCAAAAACCCCGCAAGATGCTCTGTGGTCTTGGCTCTTGGCGAGAGCAACAACAAGACGATTGAAATCATTCAAAAGACTCGTCATGCTGTACGACAAGACCACACAGAAACCTGCGGGGTTTAATGATTTCATCGCCCAGATGCCACTCTAGACGGATTAGATTATACATAGTTCCTTGGATAAACCAAATTGTCGCCAAATTTACTAGGGTATTTCAGGAAATCAAATGCACCTACCCTATTGCCTGACTGCTTTAGGTCAGCCCCATCGTAGAGTTCTGTGGTTGTGCATGCGCTAATCTTGGTGGCAACTGGTCTTGGCATCTTCTTCTCTTCCACCTTGGCAACCCCGAAGCCTGTGATGTGATAGTAATCTCCTATCAATACCGCATAACCCCAGTTCTCTATGTCATTGAGATACTTCTCATAGTGATGGCCTTGGTTTCCTACGCCCTGAGAGGCATGGGTAAAGTCCTTGAGTGAACAAGATGAATATGCTAGCCTTTTGAGTATGGTCATGTGACCAAGTTTGAGTTCCATGTCAGTCCTTCTGTGATTGTTGACAGCCTATCCTAATGCCAAAAATAGTTTGTCAACATAGGGTTTATCCTAGTTCACAAGCCTTTTTTAATCATTGACAATCTCCTCACCAACTTAAAAAGGAGTGAATGATGTCGGTAAAACCTAAAGACTTTAAACATGAGATTTGTGTCTACCTTGAGGGCATTGGCGAGTGCTTGGTATGCTTTGACATACTGACACCTGGCGATGAACTCGATGCTGACCACAGCAATGACTATGAGATTGACTTTGCCGTATTTGATGAGCAAGACAAGCACATCACCTACGACATAAACAAGAAGCAATACAACCATTGCGAGAACAAAGCAATGGACGAAATGCTCGACATTACAACACAATGGCATAAGGAATGGGAGTCCGTATGACAAAAGAGGAAGCATCTCAAATAATGAGAACTGCTTTGATGCAAGACTGTGGTTTTTCTACATGGACTGTATCAACGCCACACCTACAAATAGCCTTTGACATAGTTGCAAGGATTGAGAGAATTGCCTGTGCAGAGATTGCCGAGCAATGGGGTGGACACTATCAAGCAAATGCAATAGCCCAAGCAATAAGAGAGAGAAACAATGACTAAACAAAATAAGAAAAAATGAAATTTATAACAAGGAAACAACTTCAAATGACTAAACATGAAATGGTTAGTTTCTTACGCATGGCGGCAGTTGATGAGAACACCATTACCGCTATGTCCAACGCCTATGACATGGGCGTAGAGAATGAACGAGACATCGTTTGTTCAGTAATCTTTGGCATGATTGAAGACAATGCTAAAGCCCAAACAATTGTAGACACCATCCGAATAAGGGAGTGAAAAATGACGGATCAGGAAAAGTTAAATTCTGCCTTCCATGAACTTGATTATGAGGACGAATTAGCAGTAAATGTAGTCATGTATCAGACTGAGGCAGAGCATCTTAAAGCAGAGATTGCAGAGTTGCATCGAATCCTTGCAGAGCACGAGTTACAGTTGAGAAAGAAGAACGAAATGATTGCAGAAATCCACAGAATTATGGGGACACCATGAAAATTAAATATACATTTGAGGAAGTCTTAAAACGCTATTCCCATGTGGACTATTGCTGTTATTGCTATGAGCCAAAAGACGACAAAATATCTTGTTGTCAGGAAAATCATTTCATACCATTGAAAGACTTTGACCACGAGACACAGATGGAAATAGCAAAGGCAGAATACGATGCTCAATGATTATTCAACATTTTTAATGAACATCGAAAGATCAGTGAAAACCCTAAGTGAAATGTGCCTAAATAAGCAATATACTGGGTTCTATTCAGAGATTAACACCATCATTTCAAACCTGATTGGTCTTAGTCATTGGATAGGTCAAGAGCAAGTTAAACAGAGTCAATATTTAAACAGGAGTAAAGAATGAATGTATATCAAAAACTAAACGAGGCGAGAGCCAAGTTCCACAAAAAATCCCTCAAGAAATCAGGCTTCAACAAGTTTGCTGGTTACAGTTACTTTGAACTGTCAGACTTCGTAATCCCTGCGCTAGAAATCTTCAATGAAGTAGGTCTTACTTCTGTTGTTAGATTTGGTAAAGAGATTGCAGAGTTCATTGTCATCAATGTGGACAAACCTGAAGAGATCATTGTTTTTACAAGCCCAATGTCAGAGGCCAATCTAAAGGGTTGCCATCCTGTGCAAAATTTGGGTGCTGTTGAGACGTATATTTCTCGCTACCTTTGGGTACATTGCGTCCTTCATATTGTTGAGCATGATGCCCTTGATAGTACTACTGGTGCAGTAGATTAAGAAGTCCCTCATTATGAGCGACGGATGCTTATTTGACTTTTTTCGCGAAAGCGTCGGTTGAGGCAAGTGCGTAAGTCTCTTCTTCGGAGTT